TCCTTCATGCTTTGTCCGTTCACAGGGGCGCCTTGAGCCAAGCGCTTGTGTTGGGGTACGTTGATGCTCTTTTGTTCTGATTCGTTACTCATGATTAACTCCTTGTGAAATTTCATTGATGATTTTATTGGATGCTTTTTTTGCAGCCCAATACTTTTTTGTAGCCTCTGACAATTTTGCCTTGTGCTCTTCCGAGAACTTTGGCTTTGCTACACCTTTTTGAGACTCGCTCATTTTTTTTCGAGTCTCACTTGAATGGCGTCTCTTTTTCCCAGATTCGCTTTTCTTTTGGCGCGTAACTTGAGATTGAGATATGCCAAATGTTCCTTCTCCACCATCTGTCAGGTTGTAACCAAATGGAACTTTAGTTTCTTTTGATGCAATCAATTCTTGTTCAATTTCTTTGGCGTATTCGATGTTGAATACGTCCATTAAATGAGTAAAAACAAAATTGTCAACACCATACGCTCGAATAGCAGCGTGCAACGCTGGCGAACTTCCTCCAGCCTTGCGATGCCTATACCAGCGCATTTTTAACTCGCCAGTAATTCCAACGTACTGCTTGCCATTCACAATGTTTGTGATGACATATACAGCAATACGTTTAGATGTTGACATTTGGGGCTCCTTGGGGTTGTGGCGTTGGCGCCTGTGGTTGTGCCATGGGTTGTCCCATAGGCGGTTGCATCTCAGGCGGTTGTGCCTGAGCTATGTTTTGGATTGTCTCATGCGTTAGCTTGGCGTTCTCAATCGCAATCTTTGTTTGATTGTCCATTTGCGATTTTTGCATATCCGCTTGCAACTTGGCTTGCTCATACTGAGATTTGGCTTGATCAGCTTGCGTTTTGCGTTGTGTCTCAGCCATGCTTGTCTCTTTAACGACTTGCTCGGCTGGGGGTAGATTACCCTGAGCTGCTTGAGCGCGTTGTGATGCCACTTGTATAAGCTGTTGGAAGGCGGGTACAAACGCTTTAAACACGTCTTTGGTATCCAACTCCACATGTGCGCCAACGGTCGTGTATAGCTTGTCTATGGTAGCTGTAAGGCTAGGATCATCATAGTTGTTGATTGGCTTGCCACCTTGCGACTGTGCCACATATGCATTACTGCGGTTCAAGTACCACAATGTCATGTGTTGCTTGATGTGTTCAATCAAGTTGTTAATGTAGTTGGGGTCAGCAAACGGTGACTGACCAAAGAATGGATTCAATCCGAATTGCAAGTGATCTTGGATGTGCGCAATATGGTCTTGTTGCATGTAGGCGTATGAGGGCTGTCCCAACAACATGGCTGCGTTCTCATCCGCAGAAGTCCTTTGCTCAGGCGCTGGCACATCCTTCATTAACTCATTCACATTAGGCACCTTCAACTGCTTGAGGAACCTTGACAACACTTGTGTCATGTTGAATTGATCGGGATGCTTCTCAGCCAAGGCCAACACAGCTTGGTTCTGAGCCATCCGTTGGGTCTCAGAGAAGATGTGAGGATCTGATACTGGCACCACATCAGTGTTACGGGCAAAGTCTTCACGTTCAATTTCTAAGTCGGCAACAACTTCAGACTTGCGCATCTCATCAAAGTGCCAACGATTCAGTCTGCAAAGGATCTTTAGTACCCTTGCTTGTGACTCGTGCATCCTTGCGTGGATGGCGGAGAAGACGGCTGCACCTTGTTCAATCAACGCCTGAGTTGTACCCACAGGGGCTTGTGCATTGACGTCAGCGATCTTTTCTTCACTGGTGCTGACTACCCCCTTAGCTGCGGTGTCAAGCCATCCTAGAAGGCTAAAAAGCACTGCGCTAGGTGGATTGAACGGCATGGGCATGGCTATTGAACGGATGTCGTTAACGCCAGGTGCTCCCTCAACTTCAACAATTTGAGTGATGTCAACCTGTTGGGATTGGCCACTAATCTTAGCCCCCTTGAGCTTGAGCATGGTGGCTGCGTTGTTGATGTGAGCAGAGTCCAGAAGCGCTCTAAGTGATCCAGTGAGGGCAGCGGACAATCCACCAATGAGATGAGGGAGACCAATCGCATATGCACCCCTCCAAGGGATAAACTTAAACTCCACGATCCAATCCAACTTGGTCATGGTCTCATCTTCTTCTTCCCAGTTCCTGTACAAGCCAACAACCTCATTGTCTAGCTCGTCAATCATCAGGATGTAAGGAACCATCTTGCCCTTGCTGTACTTGTCTTCTTCCAACTCAAGGTAGGTGTAGATGTGGTAAACCTTGCGCAATCCGTCTTTGTTGTCCTCCCACTTTTTACCTTCAATCTTGTCGTTGGCTTTCTGTGGTTTAGTCTGATCGGGCTCGGACACCGCTTGGATAACATTCACATCACGGTACATTCCACTGGCAATGCGACGGTTAAACTCCCAATGCGTGATTTCGTGCACCTCGGCCGCTCTTTGAGCCGTGTAGAAATTGGTCGCTGCAAACGGTAATATCACCCGATCAATTGGCAAAAACTCCACACATGGGCGCTTCTTATCCTCATCAAACCATAGCTTAAAGTATTGGCTTCCACCCAATGGCAACTGAGTCAGCAACTGCTCTTGCTCATCGCGGAACTCTTCAATCTGCTCAGTGATCTGCCAGTTCAGATAGTCACGCTTACGCTCAGCTTTCTGAGTCTTCATTTCATCGACCTTGCCAAGAATCTTAGTCCTGACGGGGCCATCTGGTGGAAACATCTCTTTGATGGCGCGAGCAGCGAAGTCAACGCAACCCTCAGCCATCGCTGGGTGCACAACCTTAGACGCTCCCATAAAAGTAGCACCGCCAGGGGCATCATTCCCCATGCCAGTACGTTTTAATCCTTCTTCGTATTGCTTATCTCTTAGTTCACGGGCTTCTTTGTCATTCTTGACTAAGTCCATGTAGCGCATGGCAATAGTACGAAGTTCACCTTCGTCATAGTCTTCTGACATGTTTGCATAAAAGTCTGGATTCTCTTCTGGGCCACTGCTTGGTATGGTGACAATCGCTGAGCCGTCTTCTTGCTCTTCGGTTTCCATCTCAGGCATGTCAACAACAGCCGAACCGTCTTCTTGCTCGTCAATGTTCATATCGTCTTGTGTTGCCATCATTTAGCCTTTTTTGCTTTGGTTAGAGCGTAGCGCATTGTATCTAGAGATTCTTTAACTTTACCGCCTTTTTTGTATCCACCCTTACGGTTAAAGTAAGCCAAGACTGACTGTAAATTTTTTGGATCAAATTCACCTTGCTTTAAACCTTCTTCATAAAGTCCAGCGTTATTAATCACGCGAGCATTGATAGGTTGTGCAATCTTTTCTTTTCTTTTTTCTATTGCTCCAATAACTTGTGCGCGTATGCTGTCTGGTGACTTGCCTTTGTTTTTTGACATTCTTTTGATTTCTTTTTCAACAGTAGAAAATATGTCTGGTTGAACAAGTTCAATGGGTCTATTTTTAAATCCACCTCTATAAATACCATGAGTGTCAGTGTCATATGCAGTGTGCTTGCTTAGGCGTAAAGGCGCTCCAGGTTTTGCCTCAACAACAACTCGACCCATATATCCTTTTGGATCTGTTGCCAAGTCAGGGTCTAAAATTGCACCGCGTAGATCACCAATGTTGTAATCAAGTAACTTTTGTATGTTTACTAAACCTAATCTTTCAACCATCTTTTTTCTAAGATTGCCTGCCGTGGTCTCTAAACCATGACCACCTTTAATCAATTGTTCTTCAACTAATGGGTGATCAAATCCAAGAAAATTTGTATATGGATAAGTTTTTACGGTTTGATTAGTTTTTCCAACTTTTTTAAGTTCATATTGAGAGCGCAAATCGTCGCTCAGCATTTTCAAAGTTTTTTTGTTTAATGCACGTTGACGCATCAAATCCAACAAAATATGCGCAGGGTGGTGTGAAAAGTTTTCTGGAAAATCTTTTACCTTGTCGCTGTCACTCATTGTGCTTGGTAAAACAAACACTTTACCGTCGTGTTCTTTGCCAGCTATGTCAATTCGACCTTGTTGACGACCAGCAATACCCAGATTGGATGCGCCACCAATTTCTTTCTTGATATGCATGGGATCCATTGAATATTCAAAACCAGCTTCTGTCAACAAAGGATTAATTAAGTCATGTCCAGATACTTGCGTGACTAAATTATCCCTTGTGGTTGCATCATAAGGAGAATTAATAATAGATCCCTTGCCCTCATGCTTCATGATGTCAAACTCTTTAGGTTTGACCAAATTGCCTTGTGGCGTTGCAACAAATCTTGTGCCAACTTCTGGGTGTGGTTTTTGTGGCTCATGGACAACGTAACCTTTTGATGCATAGCCTTGCACATTACCGCCTCTAGCCATTTGTGGCATGCCTTGCTGAGGAGGGCTCATAGCGCCCAATGCTTGTCCTTGTGGTGTCAGGTTAAGGATGTTGCTTTGTCCACCTTGAGGGCTTGGAGGTGCTCCCAACGGGCTTTGTGGGGCTTGTGGAGCATTGGGACTGTTGGGTGGATTCATGTTTGGTATTTCTTGCTTTACCAATTGCATGCCAGGGGTTATGTTATCCATGTCCACACCACCAACACCTAAGTTGCCATCTCTATTGGGTTGGATGTAATACTTGGGAGACAAGTCAGGCGCTTCATTGGCTCCGATGGACTGAATGCCATACTTGGGGAACGTACTCTTGTTTTGTAGCGCCATGCGCATTTGTTCGATTGTAGGTTGCACGTTGCCTCCTTCGGCTTTATGGACTACTCCACCTGTTTTGTATAGAGGTAGTCCGTTCTTTAATACGTCTTCACGCATTGGTTCTGTGATGGGAAAGTGGTGAAGAGGAGTGGACGCCATCTTTGCGTGACTCAATACATCTTCTGGCTCGTGATCTTCGGGCAAAGGTGGGATATCGTGCAAAGGATGCCCATGCAACTCCATCTTAACGCCATGTTTTTTACCCACAGCATTGAATATGTTGGGGACTTTCTTGTCGTAAAAGCCCTTCATGCCTTCGCCACCAACTTGCAAATCTTCACCCAAAAGTGATCTTAATCCATTGACGTTTGGTTCTTGCGACATTACTTTTTGAGCCGCTTCTTTACCAACATACGACTCAAGTTTTTCAGGGGGTACTGAATATTCATCAATTAACTGTCTGCCATTTTTTTTACCAATCAATCGATGTGTATCAGGATTGTAATGAAGTGCATCAATGTGCTTAGCCAAGCTATATCGATCAGCTTGTTCCTTACCAGGCGTCATGACGATGCCATGGTAGCCCTTCTCAGCAGCGTGATGGATCAACCGTTTGATGGCCATCTCTTCCCAATTCTTCTTGAATGGGGCGTCAGGTACACCTGACTGTCTATATTTTTTAATTTCGTAAGCTCTATCTTCTGGCCTTAACTCATCAAATGGCACTGCGTTGTATTCTTGTGCGTTGTATGCATTTCGAACTTCTTCTTCCGATGCATTTGATTTGTATCCTTTTTCACGACCTTGTTGATGCCAATCTGACTGCAATTCTTCAAGGTGCAACAGCTTTTCACCGTTAGGGCCTGTACGGTCTTTAAGGCGCATCGAAGCTATGATGTTGGGCTCGCCATGGAAGTGTGCTGGGACGCCTTCAAACTCACCTTGTGGGTCTTTAATCAACATCTCTCTGTAGTTCTCACCGCCAGGCAATGTGTATTCAAAGTGAGCCACCGCAGGGTCAGCCAATCCTTGTCTAACTAACTTGTCAGCTTCTTTTTGGTATTCTAAATACTTATTCTGATTGGCGTTTTCAACGAAGTCATCATAAGTTTCTGACCAATCATCACGCATCCTTGGGCTAGTTCCAATCTCTCGATTAGCGTATTCCCTAGCATCTCTGTCTATTAACTCTTGGATTGTTTCGTCGTTGCCACCTTCAGTCAGTACCTTCTCATTGATCTTGGGCGCTGGTTTTCTTGCCAGTTGACCAATGAACTGCTCATGCGTCATCTTGGGCGCATTCATCAATTCTTCTAGTCCACGCTCTTTCAACTCAGTGGGTTTGACGCCAGGCAATGCCATCAACTCCTTGAGGAACTCTGCGCCAGTTCCTACCTTACGCTTTAGAGCCTTAGCCCCCATGTCCAGTGCTGAATAGAAGGGCTTGCCCTTGCCGACTAACTCATTCATAAGGGGCGCTCCTCTATTTCTAAGTGATGTGCGTGGGTGACTGGCTGACCTTCTGCCCATGCTTTGAGCGTAGGGATCTGGTCGAACGGCATATGTCTGATGGCTTGATGATAAGCCTTCTCTTGGGCAACTTTGGCTTGTAGCTCAGCTTTCATCTCA